CACGTAGAGAGAACTTGCCATTTGTTTGTGACAGGGGCCTCCTCTCCCTCCACCTCTCGCTCAACCTCTTCAGGAATATCCTCCAATTTCCGAGCATCCACTGCTGTTGGAGCAAAGGCATCCCTACGAACTGCGAAATATGTTGTACGAAGCGCGAGAGGAATATTGGTATCCTCCAATATAGTTGGTTGAAAGAGGAAGTACTTATTTCTATAGATAATATACCCATCCCACATCTTATGTTTTACATGGAAACTCTTATTGCCAAGAATGTCCGCTAACAGCATTCCATAAGCCGCATTTGGAATATCAATAAAATTCTGACGGAATAGGGCAACATCATAGAACGCCTGAGTTGCGAAAAGATTGCGGACACGTGTTTTGAGACGAGATTCCTTGTAACGTGCGCTAAATTCATCATACGTAGAATCATCCAAAGCGTCGAGTGCGTCTAGGCTCTGAATATCAGTATTCACTTCAGGCACACATTTATATTCACATGTTTCTAGCCAGTCACAGAGAGGGGAAAACGGAGTATCGTTAATATTCACATTATCGCGCATAACACCCTGGCTATCTTCCATTCGGATTGGAGGTTGTCCGAGAATCTGTATAGCATCGCGATTCAGATTACAATCTAGCGCATGGATCTTTAGTTGTCGGCTCACTTCGCCAACTTGCTTCGCCTTGAAGAGTGCTTGGCGATAACTATAGAGATCCATTGTTTCACGCCCCTCTAGACCTGCTAACACGTGTAGAAATATTGTCGCATTTCGTTGTTCCTGTGGAAGTAATGAATGAGAACAAAAGCGAATGCCGCGACCGATAACCTGATCCGTTTTATTCAAATGGTACCAACTATCAAAAATATGGATCTCGCGAACAAACCGAAGATCTACACCCTCTGCTGCCACCTGTGAACCAATAACAACTTTCACTTGGCGCCCATAGGCATTTTCGGAGGCACGCGACATAGCAATACTTTCAGCATTTCTTGGAGAGATTTCGTCATTACCTGTTAATAGAACATATTTAGCAGGCGCAAACGCATGAGCCGCCCCACCATGGCCTCGTTCCTTCAGAGGACACAATGCGCACTGGCGCCCACCAGGACTCTGAATTCCATCCGCAAAAAGATTCTGTCCTCTTCCTGTAAGGGTATATCCATTTGCCTCCAGTGCTAAAGCAAGTACTAGTGCTCCTGTTGTAACAAAGCGACTATATACAAAGCATACTCCCTTTGCGGACTGAATTGACCGCAGTACCGTCGCAGCCTTCGGAGAAAAATATCCAATATTTTCAAGTGCTAACCAATCAGCGGAAACACTATCCCCCACTCTATATTTTGTAGCAATACCAGTCCCCTCTTTCACGAAAGTATTTTGGAAGCCTGTATCGCCTATATTATCATCTCCTTCTTCGCCTGGAAATATAAAATTTCCAGCCTGTATTAATCTGTCACGAATACGAATACCATAACGTCCATTTTGCGCTGCTGTATCAGGGATCTCCTCCTCCATTAGACGCTCCATTATTGCGAGCCCATCTCCCTCTAAATAACTAGGTATAAGTGGCAAAGTTTTGAGCGCAGTCTTGTCCTCCTCACGAACTTCTATTAATCCACCAGGATCTAGTCCAGGATATACAAATGGCTCCCCCACTTCTATACGAGGGAAAAGGCGAACAGGAAATGTACGAGGATTTTCACCACGCATAAAACTTATATATGCTGACGCGGCCCTGTTTAGTAACCGCTGCGAACCGCTGCGAAGAGATCCCTTCTTGTCAAATAATTGACCCTCTGTAAGGGTCTGTTTCTTATCATTCAAAAGCATAAAATTCAAAAGTGTTATAATCTCCTTTGCAGTATTGTACATTGGTGTAGCAGTCATCAGTACAAGTTTTAAACCATCTACTGCCACCAATACTTGTTTCAAATAAGGCGCAAGTTTTGACCCAGAACTTGTATCATCCACATCATCCTTACCGCCTGCGCCAGTAGTATCAAGTTCCTCATTATCTTCTGTGGCAGCCTCTTCATCGCGTAAATGGTGCGCCTCGTCAATGATAAGAACTCTCCCACTAAATTCATTTCGCAAAGCCTCCTCCATAAGTTTTGTGCGGATCTTCGGATCTGCGATACGTCCTACACGTTTATCAATTACTTTACGAATATAATTGCGAAATGCGAGATATCCATAGAACGCATAGCGCCGACGAATTGTTTCATTGACTTTTCGTTCAATTACAGCCTTATCCCTTTCAAAGAGAGTCCCTGTAAGGCGCATATAGAGATCTCCTGTACCCTGATTCGCTATATTTGGTTCATTGCCATCCCCTATAGCAATTCGGTTAATATCAAAAATATTGCGATAGAACCCAGATTGAATATTTTTTGGCGCAATGATGAAAATCTTCTTACGAGGATATATTTCCAAGAATCCTTCTGCTACTTGAATACCTGCCTGTGTCTTACCAACACCTACACTGTGATATAGAAGAGCAGAATTATAAGGGGTTTTAGGACTTAGAAAGTTCCGAATAAATTGCTGAACGGGTGTAATTCGGAAGGATGCCTCGGATGAGCATGGATCTTCCTCTCCTTCTTCAAGGACTTTGAAAGGTTCAGAACGAAGTTCCACGAATTCGCGTTTCTTCATCAAAAGATTAATGAAGTTATCATCACTTATATCCGGATATAAGGCACCATCTGCCTCATCGCGGCGAACATCCTCTTCAGGATAGAGGCCTCGTTGACTCATTTCATTCAATATAATATCCCTAATAGTATCATTTGGTTCGGTTCTCCATTGGGCTATAAGCGCTTCATCTTCTAGTCCTTGAAATTGCGATATATGTGATGGTTGTGACCGCGGCTCCTGTGTCTGTGGAGCCTGTGTCTGTGGAGGTTGCTGCTGTGTCTCTACAACAGATTGTATCCCTTGGTTCTCCTGCCTTGCTTGAGAAGCTGTCCCTAGTAATTGCGAAACCCCTTCGCTAATACGGTCTATAGTTCCTGGACTGAACATCTATCTACTGTGGCCTTAACATTTAGACAGCGCTATGTACAGCCGCACCAGCACCCATCTGTAAGGCACAGTAATTGCGAAGAATGCTTGAGGCACGAAGAAGAATTTCACGTTTCTCAACATTATCAGGCCGAATCAATGCTAGAGCCTCTTCAAGTCCAGTCCAACGAATATCACCAACTTCACGTGACATATGTGAATCAAACTTTTTCATGGATACTTCAAGATCAGGAGAACAATATGCTAAATAGTAGATATGTGTGTAATGAACATGATTATTTCCGAAAAATGTCTCACGAATTGGCTCCATATTTTCTAGAACAATATATTGATATGGCCGAAGCCCAGTTTCTTCATTAAATTCCCTCATAGCACATGTTAGATTATCTTCACGTGGATTGCGCCGCCCCTTTGGAAATCCCCATTCAGGGGTAGAATAGATAGCAGGACCAACCTCTTCAATAAGACGTTGAAGTACTCCAGCCTCTCGCAGACCAAGAATCTTCTTAGAAGAAGTTTCATATTCATTTGAAAAAGTCTTACTTATATTACTGCCACCTTCGCTTCGCAAGACACCAGAACCAGTTCCCCACATTTCAGTCCACATCTGTTCAAATGGCAAATTCACAATCCTATGACGCTCTGTCGCCGTCATACCTTCCAGTTGAGCGCGAATATATGTAACATCATCCGCTTTATATTTACCTCTAACGAGTTCAACATATCCAATAGAATCCTTCCGCTGGATAAGAAGAAATTGTATGTCCTGGCCTTCATATCCTGTAAGGGACCTCGAATCTGTAGCCAGTTTTTCAATTTGCTTGAAACTTTTATTATTAATACGGAACGCAATAAGCCCATATGAACTTACTGGAGCCATACACGAACGAAAATTATGACCACCTTCTCCGCAATTTGAGCAACTATTTTGATAATTCATCTGTTGGTATTAACAGCCCTACTCTTTTTAGTTCAAAAAGGGTTTAGATACCCTAGCCACTACTACTACTGCTGCTGCTGCGCCAATTAAAGGCGACTTTCTTTCACCCTACACACTAGTCATAGAATGCATATCCCCCCAGAAGTATGGGGTCCATTCTTTTGGAATACAATTCACCTTGTTGCTCTTGGATATCCATCAGAACCTACATATGTTGATAAGAAAGCCGCAAAAGATTTTTTTGAGAGTCTTGGGAGGCTAATTCCGTGCCCTATATGTCGCGATCATTATACGGCTAACTTGAAAGAAATGCCAATAACGTCTTCTCTTGATAAGAGACGTGATTTATTAACATGGACAATCAAACTTCACAATAAGGTGAATACACTGTTGAATAAGCCTGAGAAGACAGAGATGGAGGTGCTCGCCTATTACGAGGCCCTGGGAAAGAGAGGTAGATCTCCTATATGGAATACTGACGATCTTTCCGAAATAAATATGCGATCTTTTCTTCGTGGAGTAGCCACCACAGTGGGAATAGGCGCTGTGGTAGGAACAGTCCTTTATTTTGTAAAACCCACATAGACACGTAGGCCCATAGAATGGCAGATGCTTTAAAACTTCTTGCTGCTGCCTCAGGAATCAATACTCATCAAGCGGCACAATCTGGACAAAGCACATCGCGATTTACATCTACGTTGGGTGGTATATTCTTCAGAGCAATACTTATTTTTATTGTTGTTATGATTGTACTTGTCTTTGTCCATTATACAATTCGCCCAGTATTCAAAAGTGGCAATGGCAGTGGCAGTGGCAATGATCAACCAGGATTTATACCGACCCCAACACTTAATCAAGGCGATAAGGTCTTCTGGCAGACCAAAAGAGATGTTTCACAACTTCCTGTTTCCCAAACACCAATAGGTTCATCAAGTTCAGGAACTGCCTATAGTCTTACTCTGGATATACAGATTGACGACGCGCACCAATATAATAATCTACCGCGAATAATCTTCTATAAGGGAGGATCTCTAAATAAAGTTATTCCTAAAAACTCAGCAGCAGTAACCGCAGCATCAATGGTTCAGGACTTATCCATCGTGTTTGCCCTTACAAGGGATACTAATGATTTACAAGTTGCTGTTGTTACAACTGATAACAATCTTGAGGGAGTACTCTTATACAATGTCCCACTACGCAAACCATTTAGAGTTGGTGTAATTCTGAGTGAGAAGAGTCTGGAGGTCTATACAAATGGACTCCTAACACGTACAAAAGCGCTAACTGCTCCTCCTAAGACAGTGTCTGGCAGTTTCTGGCCATCATCTCTATCAGGGATACAATTACGTAATTTACATATCTGGCCGTCTGTGATATCACCTTCTGAAATGCGTGCTTCCTTACCGGCGCTTAATACTGGAGATTTTGATGCGTCTTCCTTACAAGAGAGTGCTTCTTGTGCGGCGACTGCTGCTCCCACCAGCTAAGGGATTTCTTCTATAGTCTAGAACAGTAAGAGCTGCCCCTAGAATGGACACCAAAAATGTGGCTTCAACAATAATAACATTTATAATAGTTTTCGCAATTAGTTTCTATATTATAAATGCTATTTGGCCAACAGAAAAATCTATACAATCGCTAAAAGTCATAAGTGATGAGTATGGAAAAGATATTGGTATTCCTGGACAAGTTGTTGGAACAAGTGATCTTTTTGCGACTCCATTTTTTTCTGGTGCTGGTGGCAGTTTAGTATTCTATCTTTTTTTGAAATCTGTTCAGCGTACTACAAATATTGATAAACAATATGTTGATTTAATTGGAATTCCTGGAAGTTTCTCTTTACAAATAACACCAGGTAGTTCTCGATTAACAGTATATACTCAAAACGCGGCATCAGGTGGTACGGTAGTTGAACATATTGAACTAGAGAGAATTCCTGAACAAAAATGGGTACAGATTGCTATTCTACGAGAAGGTCGGCGAATGGATGTCGTTTTCAATAATAAAACTGTAGCATCCCAGCGCCTAAAATATATACCGCTGGTACGTATAAATAGTTTAACAGTTGGCGCAGATGGTGTAATGGGTATAGCAGGTAATTTCCGAGTTGCCGCGCGACGTATATCAATACGAGAGGTGATAGCAGAGCATATTGCTACTTCCGATACAAGAGGCAAGCCTTATATTGGGTCAACACTAAATAAGAATATAAGTATCTGTTCTGGTCCAAGCTGCTCAACGGCCTCTTCTCCAACAACAACGCCACAAAATACTTTACAATTTTGGTCATCCCCTTATAGATAAGGAATGAGTCTAGCAAGCACCGTTACGACAGGAATTGCTGTTGTTGTTTTAGTTGCTGCACTATACTATCTATATCAGTATCTGTATAGTTCTAGTGGTGTTACTGTAGCACAAGTAACAAATGGTGTTCAGAATGCAACGGTCGCGGATGGTAGTGCTATTGTAACAAGTTCTAAGGATCTACCTGCTCTCTATGAAGGTGGTGAATACGCTGTTTCATTCTGGATTTACATCAATGATTTCAAGTATCGTCGTGATATGTATAAGCACATTCTCAGCCTTGGTGGTAAGACTTCTAGCGGCTTTGATACACTCCGTGTATATCTGGGTGCTTACAAGAACTCTCTGTCTGTTCGTGTATCAAGTTCAAGTCCTGGGTCAACAGGATCCCCAGCAGGTGGTTCATCGGACCTCCTGTCTCTCGCAAAATACGACAACGAATTCAGCAGCATTCCACAGGGTCTTGACCAGAGTTATTTCCCATCTTGCGACCTAACATCTGTTGACTTACAGCGATGGATTAATATTACAGTTGTACTCAATGGTCGCACATGTGATGTATATTCTGATGGTAAACTGGCTCGCTCATGTGTGTTACCCAGTTTCTATAAGGTTGACCCTGCCGGCTATCAGCTCACGCTCTTAGATAAGGGTGGTTTCGGCGGATATATCAGCAACACAAGTGCCTATGGATATGCGCTCAATCCTCAGGAGGTATATCAGATTTATATGGCTGGTCCTGCCACTCAGTATACACTGTACAAGTGGCTTACGTCTCTCCTTGACCCCAAGGCTGCTGGCAGCCTAAACTACCCTAAAATGAATTAGATAACGAACTCTTATTAGCAAAAAATAGACTTTTATACGTCTAGTATATAACATATCAACAATAAGTTCGCATCAAAGTTAAAAATTAACTTTGATACTCACTTGTAGATGAGCACCTCTACGGTTGTAGCCTATTTAAATGGAACAGCCACAGTTCCACAAATTCTATTGGCAATTGTAATCGTCGCTTTAATATACACGACATTACTGAGTGCTGAGTTTCTCTACAAAAGTTTGACTGCTGTTGCGAAAACACGTACAGCACTTCTTCCTTACACGTACACAAGTGATAAACCGCAAGAGATCCGGCAGGATCCCAACGACTCAACTTCATTGCCAATTGTACCATCTGATAATGAACATAGTGGTATTGAATTCTCTTATAGTTGTCTGTTGAATATCAACGATAGTACTTTCCAGCAGAATAGCAACGGCCTTCTCCATATTTTCCACAAGGGTTACAATCTCCCTTATCCACTAATGGGGCCTGGTGTATTCTTGAAGGGTACAACAAATACTCTGCGCATTTATATGAATAGTACAACTACATGGAATTCATATGTGGAAGTTGAGAATATTCCCATGAAAAAGTGGTTCCATCTTGCGATTGTCGGTCGCGGTAATACAGTGGAAGTCTATCTCAACGGTAATCTCTCAAAGAAACTCAACTTTGAAGGCGGATTACCCTATCAGAATTTTGGCAATTTCTTTGTATTCTCACAGCGCATGGTACAGATGTCTCATAGCTTAGTTCGCAGCACAGATGCTGATGGGTTCACTCTATTGGGCCCAGTTACAAGCAGTATGATTAGCCGTCTAGAATATTTCAGTTATGCCTTATCATTCTCAGAGATTAATGCTCTATTGAATGAGGGTCCCTCTACATTCATTGTATCTGCTACTCAGAACAAGCCACCATATCTGGCTGATACCTATTGGACAACGAACTATTCGCAGTAGTTTCGCACTAGCAAATATAAGGACATAAACTGTCCAATATTACACTAATAGACATTTTAGAAATATCAATTAGTTTAAAAAACATATTCCATCATGCGGTACAGTACTTAACCCAAAGAGCATAACATAATAGAATGCCTGGTGGTGGAATAGTACCATTAGTTGCCTACGGAGCACAGAATACACTTCTGTCAGGGAATCCGGATTTTACATATTTTTATAAAACCTATAAGAAATATAGTCATTTTAGTCAAGAATCTATTACAAGTCCCTTAGAGGGGCCAAATGAACTTTCGTTTACGAACCCTATTAAATTGAGAGCAAAGATCCAACGATCTGCGGATTTAGTAAGTGATCTATATTTAACTGTCCGATTACCTGAAATTTATTGTAAGGATGTAGCATCGTCAAACTTTTATTATCAGCCAGGTAGATCTAACCAGTTTAATTTTAGATGGTCGCGATTTATTGGAGTTCAAATGATTCAGAATGTTGGATTTTATGTTGGCGGTCAAAAGATCCAGGAATTTGATTCTGAATATATTATTGCAAAGGCCTATGCTGATTTGGACCAGGATGCTCTTCTAAAATGGCAACGAACTATTGGCGATGTGAAAGAACTCTATGATCCTGCACATGGTATTTACGCAGGAAAGAGCCCTGATGGTACACAGACTGGTTACCCCCTTGTTGTAAGTGATGGTACAACTATACAGCAGAATAATAATCCTTCAATTCATGGACAAGATCTTACCATTCCGATCCCATTCTGGTTCTGTCAAAATTTCGCAAACTCTCTACCTCTGATTGCCTTACAATATCATGACTGCGAAGTCCAATTCACTCTAAGGCCCATTCAAGAATTATTCCAGATTCAAGATCCAAATATTTCAAATGTCTATCTAGCGCCAGGAAATCAGTTAGGTCCGCTTTCAGATCTATCAGGAAATTTACCGGCATATAT